GGAGTAAGGACCAATGGCTGTTAATCTTAGTGCCATCAAAGACCTTCTCTTGCCGGGACTTCGCGGCATTGAAGGCAAATACGAGCAAATCCCGTCTCAGTACGACAAGATTTTCACCAAGCACGAGAGCCGCATGGCGCTTGAGCGTACCGCTGAAATGCGTTACCTCGGCCTCGCGCAGCTTAAGACCGAAGGCGGCCAGACCGCCTTTGATAACGGCGCTGGCGAACGCTTTGTCTACAATCAGGAGCATACGGAAATTGCTCTGGGTTACGCGATCACCCGCAAGGCGATTGATGATAACCTCTACAAGACGCAGTTCCAGCCCTCCAACCTCGGCCTTGTTGAAAGCTTCAACCAGACCAAGGAAATCTACGGCGCGAACGTCATCAACACCTCCACGACCTACAATGCGTCCGTTGGCGGTGACGGTGTTGCTCTTGTAGCCACCAACCATCCGATTGATGGCGGCACGGTTGCGAACCGTCCTGCGACAGATGTGGAACTCAATGAGGCCACCCTGCTCGCTGGCATGATCGCCATCCGTACAGCCTTCAAGGATCAGGCTGGTCTGAAGGTCTTCGCGCGCGCCCGTAAGCTGCTGGTTCCCCCGCAGCTTGAGCCTGTCGCGATCCGCCTCACCAAGTCGGAACTTCGTCCGGGTACGGCTGACAACGATGTGAACGCGATCATCAGCACTTCTGGCGGTCTGCCGGAAGGCTACATGACCAACGACTACCTCACATCGGCAACCGCTTGGTTCCTTCTCACCAACATTGACGGCCTCTCCTACATGGAGCGCGTCAAGTTTGAGACGGACATGCAGGTAGATTTTGTGACTGACAACCTCCTGGTTAAAGGGTACGAGCGCTACAGCTTTGGGTATTATAACTGGCGCTCAATTTGGGGTAGTCTCCCAACCTAAGATATAGGCTGGCCTTTTATCCACAAAGGGTAGAATCAGGGCTTCCGTTTGTTGCAAAAGAGGGTATACCTTCTGGCGTAAACAAATGGAGGCCCTGATGGCTTATGTAAAACCTATTGAACTCACCTATGAGCGCGTTTCTGAGGTTCTGGATTACAACCCAGATACTGGCGCGCTAACTTGGAAGGTAGATATTTCCAAGAACGTAAAAGCCGGAACACTCGCTGGATGCTTTAAGGGCGGGCGCGCAAGCGTAAAAACTGGCAAGCACACACGTTATCTATATGTCAGGCTTGATGACCATGAGTTCCCTGCGGCTCGCGTGGCATGGCTATTGACCTATAAGCAGTGGCCTGACTTTAATGTTCTTTTTGATGACGGTAATACTGAGAACCTGAAGATTTCCAATTTGAAAGAAGGGAAGTTCAGGCCCGTAAAAGTCATCACAGAAGGCAGGCGCACTTACAAAATGACGCCTGAAGCGCAGCGCCACTATGGCCTCAAGCGTTACTACGGCATTGACCTCGCCAAGTACCAAGAAATGCTTCTCGCGCAGAACGGCGTGTGCGGCATTTGCAAGAAGCCTGAAACCAGTGTTGTTAACGGCAAGATCAAACCTTTGGCGGTAGATCACTGTCACAACAGCGAGAAGATACGCGGCTTGCTTTGCGCGCGGTGCAATCAGGCAATTGGTCTGCTAAATGAGGACGTTAACATACTAAGTTCCGCCATTGAATACTTGCGGACGCATAACATTAATGATACGAATTAGTTGGCGGCTAATCCCGTCTCCTTTTCTGGTGTTAACTTGCTGTACCGACCGTACCAGCGGACTTTGCACAGACGGTACAGTGCATGTGCAAGGAGGTTCCTGTGGGGACTACTACGTTTACCGGGCCAATTAAGGCAGGCCCGATCATCAACACCAGCGGCACTACGCTGGGGAGCGATGTCAAGAACACGGGCTGGGTGCTGATGGCCCAGTCTGCGAATATTACGCAGGCCAGCGGTGCTACCGACATCGTTATTCCTGCAAACAGCCAGATTGTTGACATCAAGGTGTTTGTAACCGCCATATTCAGCGGTGCTGCAACCACTTTTGGTATTGGCACGACTGCATCTGCCACGTTCCTTACGGCGGCTGGCGCGCTTGACGCTGCTGCGGTTGGCCCTTTGACGGCCACACCCGGCACTGATGCCACGCGCAACGGCAACTGGATTGATGTTGGCACGACTGACCGCAAAATTGCTGTCACCCCCACCAACACCGGAACTGGTACGGCCACCATTGTGGTGTCTTACCTCCAGAACCGTGACGCAACCTAATCTGTAAGGAGCAGACAAAATGGAAAAGATGAAGGGCGTGCAGCCCGGAAAGACATCGCCTGAACTGGTCTCTGGCAACAAGGACGTTGTTGAGGCCGCTCGCAAGATGCGCAAGTCTGGCGGCAAGGCCATGAAGGCCAAGAAGGAAATGGGCAAGATGGCTGGCAAGATGGCCGCCATGCGCGCTGACCGCAAGCCCCGCAAGTCTGGCGGCGTGTGTTCGTCTGACTGGACGGCTGCTCAGGGCGAAGGCCAGAAGCCGCGCGGCTAAAAGTTCTGTGCGGTTCGGAACCTCCCCTGAGCCGTATAGGAAGCTCCTGTGGTTGGGGCTAATCTGGGCGGGGTGTTGTCATGGCACCCCGTCCTTTTTCTTAGGAGACTTTGATGGTTAACCTGTCTGTCGGTCGCGGTGAAAAGCTTCCCAAGTCAAAGGGCGCTGGTCTGACTGAAAAGGGTCGCGCTAAGTATAATCGTGAAACCGGGTCCAATCTGAAGCGTCCTCAGCCCGAAGGCGGACCTCGCAAGGACAGTTTCTGCGCTAGAATGAAACCAATTGCAAAGAAGGCGGGACCGGATAGCCGTGCCGCTGCATCACTGCGGAGATGGAAATGCCCGTGAAGCCTGTATGGGAAAAGAAGCTCCCGAAGGACCACAAGTCCAAGCCAATGAAGGCGCACCAGATCAAGCAGGCCAAAGCAATGGCACGCGCTGCTGGACGGCCTTACCCAAATGCGGTAGACAATATTGCAGCGTCCCGCGCAAGCAAGAAGGGTTAACTTATGCAGCCGATTTCCGCCACAGTTGGTCCTCTTGCCGCAGCCGATGCTGACGGCATTTGCCTCTCCCAAACGCCCGGTGCCGCTGGCGCATTAACCCTAAACGGGGCGCTTGTTAGTGGCGGCGTTGCCGTACTTGATGCTGCCCGCCGCGTTTTGATTACTGCTGCTGGCAACGAGAGCGCCAAGACCTTCACTATTACCGGAACGTCTTACAACGGACAAACCCAGTCAGAAACAATTACAGGACCAAACGCAACTACTGCCCAGTCTGTTCTGGATTATAAAACAGTGACATCAGTGGTCATCAGTGCGGCGGCTGCTGGAGCCATTACAGTTGGCACCAACGGTGTTGCTTCCTCGCGGTGGATGCGGCTTGATAGCTGGGCATTTGCTCAGGTTGGAATTCAGGTTGATGTGTCTGGGACCATTAACTACACCGTTCAGCAGACATTTGACGATCCAAATGATGCGACGAACCCTGTGTCTCCCGCCAATGTGATCTGGGTTAATAGTTCTGATAGCGCGGTGGTTGCCAAGGCGGTTGATGCGCAGAGTTTCTATGCTTATGCGCCGACCTTTATCAAGATCACAGCAAACAGCGGAGATGGCTCTGCAAGGCTTACTGCCGTTCAGTACGGTAACGTACCGCTCTAATTGCGGCGTGGGGGCGTGAATGACATCTAGCGGAACATACAGCTACAATCCCTCAATCGGGGAAGTGATCCTCTACGCCTTCAATCTCTGCCAGATCAGGTCAACATCACTGGCGGCTGAACACCTGAACTCCGCGCGTCAGGCAATGAACATGATGCTCTCCCGCTGGAGCAACATGGGCGTGAACCTCTGGCGGGTAGATACTGAGACCATCACGCTGGTAGCGGGTCAGTCTACATACCCCGTTCCCGCCGACACTGTGATGATCTTGGATATGTATGCCCGCACGCCATCGGGAACGTCCAACACAGACCGCATCATGATGCCCATCAGCCGCACTGAGTATGCGAGCTACCCCAACAAGACCCAGCAGGGCTTTCCCACGGTCTTCTGGTTTGACCGCCTGATCAATCCGACTGTGACCATCTGGCCCGTGCCGGATGGCAATGGTAGCCCTGCGAGCATCACATACTACCGCGTGACGCAGGTGCAGGACGCCAACCTTCCCGGCGGCGAAACACTGGATGTCCCGTACCGCTGGCTTGATGCGTTCGCCAATGGTCTGGCCTACTACCTGTCGCGCATTTGGCAGCCGCAGTTGACCGCCCAACTCAAGACGGAGGCAGACGAGGCTTACACGATTGCATCGTCTCAGGACGTTGAAAACGTAAGCGTGTATATTTCGCCAATGCTTTCGTCCTACTTCCGATAGTTAGCCATGGGGAAATTTTACGTTTACGAACATTGGCGCACTGATACAAACCAATGCTTTTACGTTGGCAAAGGATGTGGGATGCGCGCCTTTGACAAGAAAAAAGATCGCAATGAACATTACAAACGTATTCTGGGAAAACTCACTGAGAGTGGGCATGAAGTAAAAATTATCATTTACCGTGACAGCCTTGAAGAAGATGAGGCTTTTGGCATGGAAATGGAGCGTATTGCTTTTTGGAGAGAGCAGGGCGTAACGCTTTGCAATTTAACCATTGGCGGTGATGGCATACGTGGGATAAACAAAGAAACCCTTTCAAAAATGAGGGTGTCTTCTCAAAAAAGGTGGCAAAAACCAGAAAACAGGGAAAAAGCTTCTCAAACGACCAAAAGGTTAATGGAGAACCCAGAGAATAGAGCAAAGTGCGCAAATAACACAGGCAAGAAAATGCCAGTGGAAATTGGGCAGAAAATCTCTGCGGCGTTAAAGGGGCGTAAGCGTCCATACATGACAGAGATACTTTTGGGGGAGAATAACCCATTTTACGGCAAAAAGCATTCGCCTGAAGTTTTGGAAAGAATTGCAGCTAAGAAAAGAGGCTCAAAGCTTTCCGAGGAAACAAAAGCTAAAATGCGTCTTGCTCAAAAAATGAGGCGGGAGCGCGAAGCGGAGAATAAAAATGCGTCCGCACGGTAGGGCAAAGGTAAGCACAAGATCGCCCGATCCATTTGCTATCTGTGATGGTTGTGGTTTTCTTTACAACCATTCAGAATTGCGTTTCCAGCTTCAGTGGTCAGGCAACAAGCTTGTCAACCTTCGCCAGCTTGTGTGCCGCCGCTGCAATGACATTCCTCAAACTCAGCTTCGCGCTATTGTGCTGCCCGCCGATCCGATGCCGATCATGAACCCGCGCGTTCAAAACTATCAGGCGGCATCCACTGATTA